AACCATGAGATCTAATCTCCTCAAGAGCACGCTCCCTCGTAATCTTTACACCTCGAGCGGACTCGAAGTAAGTCTGTGAAACTGTCATAATGCCTCCTGTAACTTTGACTCAAGAACCGTTCTCAAGCCTCACCGAGTCCGAGTCGCCTCGGGCTAGGTGAGCCTTGGAGGGGGGTTTCCCCCCCTCTGGCTCCACCCTCTAGAGGGTGAGTGGTGCTCCTGCCACTACTACCTTGTCTCGGCGGATAAACTCGCCAGTCCAAATGTTGCGAGCCTTGAGCACGTCGGCTCGGTGCTGCTCCTCGGTACGTACTACCTCGTACAACTCGGTGAGGTCTCCTGCCTCTGAGCAACGAGCCCTGAGGTTACGGATTGCCTCGGCAATCTCCTCGACACTCATCTCAAGGCAATTACCGAGGACTCCCTCGATGGTCATCTCGCAACCGCATGCTCGAGCCATTGTCTGAGCATTCGTGGCTCGCTCGGTGAGGTGGTGAGTCTCCCATTCTCCGCTATCATTCTGGACTCGAGCCGTCACGTAGAGGGTGAGGGTCTGGTCTGAGCCGTCATGCCCTCCAGTCTGGCACTCAAGTGAGAACGTCAGGATTACGAGACGCCCTCCGATGAGTGCGAGGGTCTCCAGTTTCACAGCGTTACCTGAGTGACGGCGTGAGGCGTCCTCCTCGACTACACTCCACCCTCCGTTGAGTAGGCGTGAGACGTACTGTCTCTGGAGTGCCTCTCCCTGGAGTGGTGACTCCAGAATCTCAGCGAGCAGAGCCTTAACTGAGCGCTCTCCTGCCGAGACAATCTCTCCGAGGTGCGCTCCAGTCTCCTGAGTGAGCAAGACTCGCTCGCCCTCTCCGTTAGCCGAGATGAAGTACTGACTCTCAACTACTGGAGTAGAAAATGGAACTCCGCAACTCTTGCGAGTACTGCCGTTGGTACGTGTCCGTGCCATGTAATGCCTCCTAATGCTCTCCCTGAGGGGGCTCCCCCCTCGGGTTCTCAGGGCTCCTTGCCCTGATACTCCCACTCTACTGGCTCCAGCCGAGTGAGACCGTACACAGCGCGTGCCCGCGCGGTGCTACCGCACGTGAATTTTATACCCTAATATAGGAACATACGTTCAAACACTTGACAAGGCATAGGGGGTACCCTAGAATTTTTTTATGGCCACATGCGTACGAATTTTTGACCGGGCGGAATTCCCATTTACCCAATGGTCACCTGCTAAGAACCTTGATGAAGTCAAGGCAATTTTTAACACGACCAACCTACCAGGTAAGCGCGAAGTTATGGCGTTTATTGCCGGGGGTTCGGTACTTGAAATTAACGTATGGGGCGAATCGGGACGATACAAATCCCTTTTTGCAGATTTTGACGATTACATCGTTAACGAAGATGGACTACCGCGCATATACAAGCGCGAAGACTTTAATGCTAAATTTGTAACACGCCTAGGTAAAAATTTTTTGGAGGGGGTGGGGATGGAAGTCAACAACCTTAATAAGGCTATGGACGCCAAATCAGACGCCATAGAAGCCAGTTTAAACAAGAAGAAGGGTTGCGACGGTAACTGCAAGTGTAAGAAGAAAAACACACCGCCAGAAACCACAACCTTCCACATTAACGAATCGTTTGACGAAGATGCTTTCCTAGCCTTTATTGGACCTAACGCTATATGGACCATCCAGTATCGTTTCAATAACGGTAACCGCTTCTTTGACAGTATTAACGTCTATAACCACAATATGGACGGGGCAGTAATCAAGCCTGGCGATACCATCATTAAGTTGGGGAAGAAATACTTCCACGCCCCTAACACGCACTAGTCATGTTGTACGTAGTCGGGATGTTGCTGTTCGCATTTGGGCTTCTAGCCATGTATTTGGACCGCTAGGTAGACGTTTTTTAAATCCGGGGGGACTACCCTAGTCCAACACGCACCCAACGCCGTACACCTTGCCACCGTCATTGCCATATACATATATACCGTACATACGATTAATAGATGTGTCGGTATAAGCACACCATTCATTTAGCAACGCTAAATACCCCAATATGCCAATTTTGAAAAAAATTTTTGATGTGGCCCTCTATTGTGTTGAACAAAAGTTCAGTGTAGGGGTTTGGTTTGTGTTTGTTTAGGAATTGTATTTAGTATTGTTTAATACAAAAGTGGGGGGTGCCTATATACAATTGTATATTACCCCCGATTCGCGGGTTAACGAATCGTTTTGCGGATTGCTTCGAAGACGTGCTGTTGGCGCCGTGCGTCAAGTACGGTTAGGTTCAACTTCTTGTAGTTCAGGTACAGTTGTTCTTCAAGTTCGTCCAACTTGCGGTGGAATGTCTTGGTTCGCATGAACATCATAGGTCTTCGTCCTTTTCTGGGTCGCACATATCTGCTATTTCTTTAAGTATACCGCGGATTTTTTCTAGGTTCTGGTCCATAGCCCAGAAGTCAACAATGTAGTCAATGTCGTCAATCCTGGGACTGTAGTTGTCGTCCATTAGATTTCCCCGCATTCTTTGGCGGCATTTCTGCCGTTTCCTTTTACAAATATAAGCATGTGTTGGTGCCCGCGTCCAACCTTTCGGGAAGAACGCATTTGTTTTTCCGAACGGATGGCTAGGGTACCAACGGGGTCCACAATAATCAAGTCGTTGTACAGTTCGCAACCTATTTCACGCATAACATTTACCGTGTCGGCTACAAGGCCGTAGTAGTGACCGTCGCCCTTTTGGATTCGTGCGTCGCTAATTACAATGCCAATGAATCGGTCGTTCTTTAACTGCTTTACTGCTGCTTCGAAGATTTCCTTGTATTCCTTTAGGAACTGGTCGTAGGGCATGTTAGAAAGGTCTTGTGGGTCATCGCTGTAGACTTCTAGGTCCGCATAGGGTGGGCACGTAAAAATGAAGTCGTAACCTTCAGGCTGCCCCCCCAAAATTTTTTCGGGCATTTCTACGTTAAGTGGTGCGTTGAATGGTTCTTCGGGGTAGATGTTGCCCTTGAAACTTTCGTCAACAATAGAATCAATACCTGCGCCGTTGGTAAATTCTTCCTTTAGAAGTTCTTTGGCTTTTGAAAGACAGTGTTCATAGAAGTCTTTATTAAACTGGATTACTTCCAATGCAAAAAGGTTTAGGTATTCCTTTACGCATTTTTTGCAAGAACCACACCGCCCAGGAAGGATTTCACCAAATTTGGTTTCATTGGCTTTTTTAGTTTTATCACGGAAACGCATTTGTGACATGCAACCATGCGCAAAATTGATTAATCCTTCACTAGCAACAACATGTATTGATTCTGTGCTGTTTTTTAGGTACTGGTGAAACTGCAAACCAGGAAACCTGGATTCAAGGTGTTGATGAAAAAGTTCTACTGATTCTGGATTATCCGACCAATCAAGTGTCCAATTTGCTGAAGTAATGTCGTTAGAAAAAACCCCCAAGGTGTAATGGGAACCACCGTATTCCATCATACGGCCAATCATCATTTCGGTAATAACCTGGTTTTTGGTTGGCATTTCTACAAAGCCGTTTTTTGCACCGCTAATAGAAACTTTATCAACAAATAATGGCATGTTCATCTGGTCTGCCGCTTCCTGTGCCCATTTAAGTTCATCAGGCCACGCACGATTGATTCCAGTTATGTGGTAAAGAATTACTTTAAAACCTTCATTCCTTGCTTTAATTGCGGCAGCCATGCCATCCTTGCCGCCAGAAAAAGCAACCCACATTGTTCCGTTATCAACTGCGGTAGAAAAAACGCGGTTTGGTTCTGTTGACATGTTAAAGGAAGAAAGTTGATATGCATACTGAAGGTATGGAACCATTGAAACTGGCACGTTATGCCAGTCATTACGCATAGGGATTGAAGATGTTGAATTATAAAGGTCTACGGCTTCAAGAATAAAAGGGTTATTGGAATTCACAGACATAATTGGCCTGTCGTCATGCGAAAGGGCAATATGATTTGGCCCTTCAGCAACTACAGCGCTATTGCGAATATCGCTAGTAATCCATGTTGGTGGAAATTCCGAATTAGCAAGGTCAATCTGGTCGTAGTTTGATTGAACCTGTTCGGGGCGAATGTCATAACCAGTGTATGAACGGTTTAGTTGTGAAGCAACGATTCCGCGAACGCTACCCCCAGCAAAGGGGTCAAGAATGCTTCCACCTTCGGGGCTAAACCAGCGATAGGCAACTTCGCAAATAACTGGGTCGAATACAGAAGTGCCAACTTGTTCTTCGTTTTCCGTTATTGCGTTCAATGAAACCTGACCCGTGTACGCAAGGTTTTCATTGCGACCAACTTCAGAACGCATACCCATTTGAAGCCAACGTCGTTTACGATTCTGCCATTCACCCTGGCGTCTATCCAGTACAGAAAATGGTGGTACTACAAATTTATCGGCAAGTGATACAGCAGGCTTTTTTTCCACTTCAAAAAGCGTTGCGTTTTCAAACATGTCCACTTTATGGTCCTTCGTGTATAGGTGTGTTAACTGTTTTGTTTTTCTTTTTCCACTGAATTGTGTTCTTCATGTAGATTGGTGCATAAAAAGCACTTGCAAAAACAAATCCGTATTGCTTTTGAATCAAGCCGTAGATTACCCATAGGAAAGCGTTCGTAAATAGAATTAACCATGCCCACCAGTATTTCCTACCAATTAGGTAGGCACCGGTAAGACCAACGCCTTCAAGAACAAACGACCACATTAGTTAACTAACATGTCCCAAATAAGCATTAACAATGCGCCCGTAACAACGCCGATAGCCCAAGTCAATCCAAAAGTAATATAGAACATTAGTTAATTTCCCTTCTTAAGCCCTGTTGCCAAGCAACGTCCAAATGCGAAGAACTTTACTATTGGGGTCTTCGTCATAAGTGTGAATAATTTCAAGAATGTCAGCGTCTTGTTTGTCGTAAGAGTCAAGTACTTTGATTACGTCGCAGGGGTAGGACTCGCCGTCATAATTGCACTCTCTTTCTTTCCAAAGAAAATGCCTTTCTCGTATTTCTTGACGTTCCTCGGGTGTCATTACTTCCACGCTCCACAAATACCGGCAAGTACAAATAAGAAAAATGCTATGGCGCCAACTAAAGAAATGTGTGCAACCCAGTTGATTATTATATTCATTATTTTAATGTACCATACTTTTGGGGGTCGGAATAATAAAGTTCTATTCTTCGCTTTGCTACTTCTGTTTGCTGCGTAGAAATGTCAACGCAAATATAAGACCGTTTGTTTTCAATTGCTGCCTGGGCAGTTAAACCAGTACCGCCAAACGGGTCAAGAACAAAATCACCTGGACGGCTGAAAAGATTTATAAACTTGTGCGCCCAACCAATGGGATAGGTGTCACCAATTGAACCAAATGCTACATCGCCTTTGGCAAGTTCTTTGTCCAATTCTTGACCTTCATTTGATACAAATTCAGTACCCCAGTTCTGCTTAAGAACCCTTTCGTCAAAATAGTGGTTAAAGTTTTTCTTTGAAAGGTGAATCCAAAAGTTGTGATAAGGGTTTATGTTTTCATAGACGGGTGTATCAGGATTTCTGAATTCAATAAACATTTCAGAACTACTGTAATCCCAGTAGAAAAATCCACGACAAGCAAGGTTAGTTTTTTTTAAGACTTCAGAAACGTAGTGGTAGGGCGTTCCAGCACCAGCAACATCGCCAATGCAAATAAGAATGTTTCCATCGTCAGCAAGAACGCGTTCCATTTCCTTTGTCGCTTTGACAAGTGACTTAACAACTTTTTTGTGGTCGGGAACAATAATTTGTTTGTCGTGTTCACCACCATAACGGTCACCGGAAAAGCCAAAATACGGCGGGTGCGTAACTATTAGATTGATGCTTCTACTGTCTAAATCCAGTTTTAAAGCATCACCAAGAAATATACCGCTTCGCATTAGCGTCCATCATCCCAGAATGGCCTTCTTGGCGGTGCTGGTGTTAAAAGTTCAATATCGGAAGGATTTTCTACAAGAACTTCATCAATACTTGGCCATTCAACAATAGGCCAGTCGCGACTGTTAAAACCAACAACACGACCAATACTTGTACTTAATACTACTTCGTCACCAACTTCAAATTGATTCATTGTTGTTCCAATCCCCAGCGGCATTGTAAAGTGCCTGGTTAATATATTGTGTTGGTCGCATGCCTTCTGCTTTTGCAAAAGCACGTACACGTGACCATTCTTCTGTTGAAAAATCAAGTGAAACCTTGCTGTAGTACTTTTTTTTCATCTTGCGCGGAACCCTGCGCGGTGCGTTCTTAATCATTGTCGATAACCGCAAGGATGCCATCACTGGTGACGGTAACGTAAGGTTCGTTGTCAATTTCGATTCCGTAGGCTTTTTCTTTGCTGAAAACAACCATGTCGCCAACTTTAATGTCCATAGGAATTAGGACGCCAAACCTATTGGTTTTACCAGGACCCACAGCCATTACTTCACCCTGATTCGGTACAGGCTGCGAAGATGCTGGGATAATAAAACCGGAATCGGTTGTTTTGTCGCTGTGGTCCAGTTTAAGGATTACACGGTCTTCAGTCGGCGTTGCGTTCATTGTTTTCCATTTCTTCTAAAAGACTTTTAATATCGCCTTCAATGGCTTTGTATTCTTCAATTGGCATTATAACAACAGAACAATCGTCACGCAAGAAATACTGAATATCTTTTAAAGCCTGAACATAACCACGGTGCCAGGGTCGGTACCAAGGCGTTTTGCCTGATGACATTATTTCCGCCCAAAGAAGTGCCTGTTGTAATTTGTCTACACGTTTTACCATGTCACTACCCCAACCACATTGGAAGGGTGCAACGGTAATTTCCTAAAACCTTTTTAACACGATGAAGGTGTTTGTACTGGTCCCAGTTGTGTGACCAATGATTGTCAGGGTTTACAGGGTCATCGGTAAACCAAATGAAACTGCCCTTTACTGGTTTGTACGAAATGTTTAAGTTCGGGAATTCAATTTCCCCGCCTTCAAAGTTATCGTTAAGGTAAAAGATTCCCGAATATTTTGCGCCATGTCCCTTAATTTTTGGGTCAGCGTTATCCACGTGCGCAGTTCCTGATAATCCTGGGCGCCAAATACTTAGGTCACCATCCATGCGCGGGTATGGGCCGTCGTTGTATTTTTCCTTTACCTGGGAACAGAAGATTTCGTAGCACTTTTCAATAAAACGCTTATCTTCTTCTTCGGGTTCTTCAATAATAAGGATTTGTGGTTCGTCAAAGAATGCCTTAAGTTTAAATTCTTCGCGAAGCCTTATAAGTTTTGCCGAAAAGTAATCACAATCTTTTTCAGGGATTGCATCCTTTAAAAGGTGTACACCTTCAGCAAGTTCGGTCATTGCTTGTACCAGTTTGGCCCATATGTATCGCGACGGTAGCAAATAATAGCGCCAATGTTGTACACAGGCATGTCAATAAGACTGTCTTCAACAGATTCATTCGTCATTGGCGTTCCGTAACGAATGTGGTTTTTAATTCGGTGAAGTTTGTCATTCATGCGAATCAAGGCGCCTACCCATCCAGGCGTTCCGAATTCCGCACTAGCAAGAACATTTGCCCAACTATCTTCTGGGCTTCCATAATCCTTGGATTTGCGGTCGTGCATTTCCTTTAGTTCTATAAGAACTGCTTCAAATTCAACGTTGGGGTCTAAGGTAACTTTTTTCATAATTTCTTTCTTTATTTGTAAGATTTGCGTTGCCACTTTGTTTTACGGTACCAGTCATGGGCGCTTTTGGTTTCAAGTTCGCGTCCTTCATGTGCTAACCCCTTGACTTTCTTGCTTTCCCAATCTTCACGCAAAAAAGGTATAATTTGTAGAACTGGTGTTCCTTCTGGAATAAGACCTTCAAAACCTTCTTTTAGGAAGAAGGGAATATTTCCGCCCATCAGTGGGAAGTCATTTTCCATAACGCCAGAAAGCGTAATAAATGGCAATTCAAAGCGATTCATTGGGTGTATGTACAATGCGCTGTACCCTTCAGGAAGACGTACGCAGGCGCGCGTAGTCCATGTCCAATAGTAGGGTTCGTAACCATGCGGAACCGGCATGGGGTCTGTTTGAATTTGATGCCTTGCGCTTACCCCATCCCCTTCAATGGCATAACGAAATATTGGAAAACCCTGTGAACGGTCGACGTAAATGTCAGTGTTAAGCGTAACATAATAACCGGTTGTCATTGATTCCAAAAATGGAAGACAGTGTTTTGCCGACATTGTGTTTGTATCACCAGGAATTACAACATCCCTTGGAATTTGCTTATACCATTCAGGTATTGCAGTTCGTGCTGAAACTACTTCATTGTCAAATCCGTGAAGACTTTCCCACTCAAGAAGTTTTCTTTTAGACATAATTTCCTTTCATTTATTGGCTGGCAGACTAGGACTCGAACCTAGAACGAGGGATTCAAAGTCCCTAGTGTTGCCATTACACCATCTGCCAAATTGCTGGTCAGGTAGGACTCGAACCTACAACCACCTCATTAACAGTGAGGTGCACTGCCATTGTGCTACTGACCAATGCGAATTAACGCAAACGCTTCTTTGGTTCAGGATTTTTTTCTGACTTCTTGGGCGCCCGGGTAGTTTTTGATTGCGCAGGTGCAGATGCGGGTGCGGGTGCAGGTTGCGCAAGTTGTCCCAACTTTTTGTCCAGTACTTCCAATTTTGTAAGAATGCTGTTAATTTCTGCTTCTACGTATGAAATGTAGTTTTCTGCCTTGGTTGCGTACTTCCTTAGCATTGCTACCCCACCGCCAGCAGTACCGGCCCAGGCAACCGCAATGGATACGATTGATGATGTATTTGACATTTTTATCCTTTGTTTTAGGGTGTGCGCAAATTCCCATCTGGGCACACGACAACATACACCCAAAACGCGGCGCCGTCAAGTTTTAATCCTTGCTTTTTTAAAAGTGCCGTATAGCCTTTTGGTATGAAATATTTTACAGAAGTTGAAGCGACACAGCACGAACCCACACCAATGCTGCATGAAGACGCCACGCGCAATTTCTGCAATATCTGCCAACTTCCCATCTACCGACCCGCTTATACGAATTGGGTGCATGATGGCGAATAGCGCTGAACTTGACCGTGTAAATGCTATTTTAGACCGCATTGACATTCTTTACGGCCTTGAAGGAATTAATCCCATTATGGTTGACTTGCTCAACCAAATCACGTATGATGTTGAGTGGATGTGCGACAGGCTTGGACTAGCCTGGTCAACAATCCACGCTTATCAAGAAGAATTAAGGCATCTTTACAACGAAGGAAAATAATGGCACTAATAGCGCTTATCGTGTATGTCTTGGTTGCTATTGCACTTTTTGTCCGCTATTTTCAAATTGTCATGCGGGCACGCAAAGACTGGCAGGACCAGGAAATTGAACTAAAGGTTGAGGATTACATTAGCCGTATGGTTGGCGATGCCCTTCTTTGGCCTTGGTACGTTATTTGGTATGGAATTAAACAATTTGTACAGGAACTTAAATAATGGACGTGCCAAAGGTAACCGCTTCTATGTTCTACAAGAAGGAAAATCCGGTAAAAACCGAATGCCTTAAATGCGGAACGGTTTGCGAAGATGACAGCATTGCTGTTACAAGCGAACAAGTGTTCGATGAAAAGTCTAAGAAATGGGTGGAATCACGCAGAACAATCCGTGCCACCATTTCAACAACCTATGTAAAACTTAACGAAGGCCAAAAGTGCCTATGCGGACGAACTGACGAACATCTTCACAAGAAGTGTTTTGTCTGTGGATTTTACTGGTCTAGCGAAACTTTGTCAGGTTACCTTGACACCAATGCCGGTAAGATTGACAGGATGATTACAGAAGGTGAGTAAGGCACGTGCAAAAGGAACCAGTTTCGAAACTGCAATCGTACGCTTCCTTAATGAAAGTGGTTTTCCTGACGCTGAGCGTTGGGGCAGTAGCGATATGGCACTTGGTGACATTCGAAACACGCCGATGGTCCTTGAAGCGAAAAACCACAAAGCAATGGCCTTATCAGAATGGTGCAAACAAGCCGAAGTTTCCGGAAAAAAAGCCAACAAACTTTGGGCAGTAATACACAAGCGTGCCCGTACTGGCACAAACAAGTCTTACGTTACGATGGAACTTGAACAGTTTGTAGTTTTGCTAAAAGCGTATAATAAATCCTTGACAGACTAAGTTTTTTTACATACGATAGTAGTTAAGTGGGCGCCAGGCGGCGTCCTTTTATATTTAACGGAGTCTTTTTGTGGCAAGGAAACTAAACCGTCGTTCTCAACAGCGTTTGAAGCGAATGGTCGAAAGTCTTGAAAATATCAACAAATTTGCTGCAAAGTTGCGACTTGAAGATTTAGAAGAATTAGTTCGTAGGGATTCTGTATCCATCGATTCTTCAAACAGTTCTGGTTCTGGTTCAAACCTAGCCATTGCCCGCACAAGCGGAAAACCTGAATCTTCATCCGTAGAGCGTGCTGTTATTGCCAAAGTTGAAGGCAGACAACCGCGTGACCCAGTTCGTGAACAGGTCAAAAATATAGAACGCTTAATTATCAAATCCGAAGAAAACCTTCGGCAAATCCACCAAAGTATTAACTTTCTAAAAGAAGGCGTTGAAGCAAAACGCAGTCGTGTAACAAGCGAACCATGCGAAATCTGCGTGGTTCTTCCAGCGGTAAAAACAGCAATGTGCATTCCCTGCTACTCTGAATGGGTAGACGAAGGCGCACCTGACCGTTTCAAATGGAAGGCATATAAGCGACAATTAACGGCTTCTGACGGGATTCCCCTTGTAACGGACCAACCACCTGCAAGGCACCCAAAGCGAAATACTTGACAAACATGAAAAGTGCTGTAATCTTATGGTTAATAGTCGCCATCATTGTACCCCTGATAAGGTGTGCAATTGTGCCCCAAGTGAAGAAGAACTTTACTTACTGGGCTTTGAAAAATGGCAGGTTTCTATAATGAAGAAACTGCCCCCCGATTTACAATGGGAAGCCCACGACGAATTTATTCGCCGTTTAATGTCCAACGATTCTAACGAAGAATTTCGTTTCTAAGGAAAAAAATGGCCAACGAAGAATTTGAAGGCGAATTTACAGAACTTATCAACAATGGCCTACACGGCCTTGTTGGTGCAAGTGAAATTGAGGCACGTGAAATCCTAGGAAATGAACGGTACGAAAAGACTGTTGCCTGGATTGAAACGAACAACGCCCTTATACTCGCTGATGGCGCATCAAAAATCAAATACACCGAAGCAGTTTCATTCCTATTTACTGCTATTGGTTTTACCTTTTTGACCGCTACTATCATGGGGATTGCCTGGTCAATTTACTTCTGGGTTAAGTAATGTCCAACTTTGGTAAGTTCATTTCAAATTCAGTTGTACCGGAAACGGTCGACGTTTTTGGCATTCTTGGTTATGAACCACACGAACGCCAGAAAGTATTTCACACCGCTTCAGCAGAACGAATTGATGCCATTCTTTATGGTGGTGCCGCTGGTGGTGGAAAAACTGCTGCGTTCCTTATGGACGCCCTTTGGAATGCCGCCAATTTCCCAGGAATTAAAATCGGTTGTTTTCGTCGTTCTTACCCAGAACTTGAAGAATCATTTCTAGCCCAGTTAGCAAAATGGGGCTATGCCAAAGACCTTGGTGCAAAATGGAATTCCACCAACAAGGTGTTGAAGTTTGCAAATGGTTCTGTAATTAACTTTACTTACGCTGAAAACCTAGTTGACGCATCCCGTATCTTGGGTGGTGAATACCAGGCTTTCTACATTGACGAAGCATCACTTATGCTTCCCCAGGTTATTCAGCACATTGAAGAACGTCTTCGTTCTGGTAGCAAATTGGTACCCGTTATCGGTTTGCGTCTTGCTTCTAACCCAGGTGGCGTTGGCCACAAATATCTTAAAGACCGCTTTATTAACCCCACACAGCGTGGTAAAAAGCGTCACAAGGAAGTAACAGAAGGCAGCAGTTACAGCCGTGAAGTCTGTTATATCCCTGCAAAAGCAACCGATAACCCCCACGTTAACGAAGGGTATGATGCGGTTCTTAATTCAATTCCCGACCCACAGCGTCGAGCCGCAATGCGTGACGGCGACTGGGATGCAATGGTCGGGCAGTTCTTTGAACAATGGCAATATTCTAAGCATGTTGTCAAACAATTCCCCATTCCACCAGAATGGCCAAAGTACGCCGGAATTGACTATGGATTCAGGGACCCATTTGCGGTCGTTTGGATTGCCACTGACAATGATGGAAGAATTTGGGTTTACCGTGAAATCTGTGTAACTGGCGTAAATGCTGACGACCAGGCAAAGATAATTCTTGAAACAGAACATTCGCACGGTGAATATGAAGTCATTCGCGTTGCAGACCCTTCTATGTGGGGGTCACGCGGTACACCAATGTCTATTGCAGACATTTATGGAATAGAAGGCTGCGGCATTATGAAGGCCGACAATGACCGTATTAACGGTTGGTCGCGCGTTCACCAATACCTAAACGATGCGCCTGCATGTGATTTGCACCGCAACATGGGTTGGGAAAAATGCCCAATGCTTCATGTCTTTGAAGAAAGTTGTCCACAGTTTGTAGAACAAATTCCTTCACTTCCAAGAAGCGCCACAAAGCCTGATGATGCTGAAACAAGGAATGTTCCCGACCACATTGCTGACGCCCTTCGGTATGTCTGCATGTACGCCGGTAACTACGCACGACCAATTATTTATGAAAGTAATCCTGTCTTTAATACTGGGCTACCTGATACAATGGTTGCTGTTATGGAAGATGAATCACAACCCCTACAATCACCCAATTTTGGAAACATGTTTGTTGGTGACTTTTCGCTTCCCTTCAACTAAAGAAAGAAATCTGTAATGCCTATTACATCTTTTAGAAGGGGACTCGAAGAAGCGGGTGCTTCCTTCGATTTACAAATTGAAGAAGCCCGTCCTAAAAGCGGACCAAAGCGCGCTGGTTATGCAACCGGCGTTCCACTTGGTGGAACTTCTGAACAAAACCCTGGTGAAAGCGTAACTGCGGGAACACTTGACCGCCCTACTTTCATGCAGCAACTTATGCAGGCTTACCTTGCTTGCACATGGGCATCTGCTTCTGTTGACACAATTGCCCGTACAGCCACCGCTGGTGGGCTTGAAGTTACATACATCGGTGGTGTCACTGGTGAAAACGTAACGCCAGAAGCACCAGAAGAAGTTAAAAAGATTCAAGAACTTCTTAACTACATAAATCCAAAAGATGACGTTCGTCAATTGATGCGCAGTATTGTTACTGACCTTCTTATTTTTGGTGATTCTTTTACTGAAGTTGTATGGACAATGGGTGAACCTGTTGCCCTTTACCAACTTGACCCACAAACAATGACAGTTATTGCCGACGAGCATGGTGTTATTAAGGGATACGTTCAAAAGACTGCTACTAATCGTATTGCACGATTTAAGCCAAATGAAGTTATCCACGTCAAGTTTGATTCACCAGGCGACACCCTTTACGGTGTAAGCCCAACGCAGAAGAACATTCTGCCTATTACTTCTTGGCTTTTTACGGCTGCTTTGATTAAGGAAACGATGAAGCGTGGTGACCCAATGCGCGCCCACGTCGACTGGCCACTTGCCCTTCCTGAATCAGAAATGAAGCGCCTACAACAGCAGTACGCAACCCGAAACCTTGGTGCCCGTAACATCGGTAACCTTTTTGAAACCAAGGGTGGCGCAATCGTTAATGAAATGGGTGTTAACCAAATTAATAACTGGTTAAGCACACTTCAGCAACGTCGTGACGAAATTCTTTCTGGCTATGGTGTTCCACCATCAAAAGTCGGTGTTGTTGAATCAGGCAACATCGGTGGTGGTACGGGAACATCACAAGACAAGACCTTCCGTGTTAACACCGTAGGTCCAATTCAGGAACTTGTTCTTGAAAAGTTTTCATTCGCACTTCTATACCAAGCACATGGCATCAAAGACTGGACATTGAAGTTCGGTGTTGTTGACTGGCGTGACGACGAAGTTATTGAACAAATTCGTGACCAGCGTATCCGCAATGGTTCATGGACTATTAACCGCGCCCGCGCAGACATTGGCGAACCACCAATTGAAGGTGGCGATGACCCAATTCTTGTTGACCGTCAGAACATGGTTCTATGGTCAGACCTTAAAGAACTTTCTACGGCAAACCTTAATATTGCCAAGGTTCAGGGAACGCCACAAAACGCTATGCAAGGTCCTACAACGGCACCAACAAGCAACGTTAGTGGTGGAAAGGCCGCAGTCGCTGCTAAGGAACCAAACAAACTTCTTAAGAAGCCACGAAACACTGGTAAGGCTAACAAAACAATCGAAACGGTTCAAGAAGATGAATAACGAAGAACCAAATGTTTCTACTGAAGGTGGAATCACTAACGTTGATTCTTTCCCACAGGTTGACCAAACAAAGCCAATTTTTAACTTCACCCGATACAAGGGAATGACTGCCGCCAAGGCCGCAGCATTGGTATCTAAAGAAGTAGGCTAATGGGTAACTATTTAGGTCGTGCTGCATCCTATGCAATGCACAAAAAGTATCCATCTGGTTCGCAGACTGCTGCACAGTTGGCTGCGGAACGTGCAAACCTTAAAGCCGCCCGCGCGGCCCGTGGTCAGATGCGACACACTAAGTCAGTCCCATATCACGGCCTAAGAAAAACCACCATTAAAATGCGCGAAACCGGCGCAGCAGCGCGTGCATTCAATATGCGTGAAATAACGACAATGAAAGCCCACGCAATGGGTATTCGTTTCATGCGCTATCAAACACGTGCGCGTTTTAAAAAACCAAGCATTAGTGGTATTCCAAAAAAGTTTGTAAAAGAAGTAGGTTCAAGTCGTGCATACGGCAGAACCCAATGGGGCCGAACAAGGCACCACGGATTTAGAAAGCGTTTATACAAACGTCAACACCGCCTAAAGCAGGTAAGTCGTTGGAAGTTTCGTGGAAAACGTTTTACACCAAGATGAAAATTAGATTATGACAGACAGTTTTTCACCACCAGCACAAGTTCGAAGCAATGCTGCGCGTTCATTAGAACTGCGCAAAAAGCACAATCGCGGCATGACCGCGGTAGGTGTTGCGCGTGCACGCGACCTTTCTAATGGTAAGAATATTTCCGCTGACACCATCAAAAGAATGCACTCATACTTTGCACGTCACGAAGTTGACAAAAAGGGCAAAGACTGGGCAAACGCTTCAAACCCTTCCGCTGGCTACATTGCTTGGCTTGGCTGGGGTGGGGATGCTGGTCGTTCTTGGGTCAATGGAATTATTAAAAAACTAGATGCCAAAGAATCCCAGGAGACAAACATGGCCTCAACTAAGGCAGCCACTATTCGTGGTATTTTTCTAAAGCCCGGTCTTTCAAAAAACCGTCGTCTTTACACCCGCGGGAACATCGCAAAGGCTGTAGAGCGTATGCAAAGCCAGATTGAATCTGGTAATGGAATGCCATTAAACATGGCTACTAGCCACGCAGCGGCCTTTCAAGACGACGCAACTTCAACTGTTGGTCGCATTACTAACGTAAAACTTCTTGCTGACGGTTCTGCCATGTTTGAAGCAGAAATTGCAAACACAGCCCATGGCCGTGACGTTGCAAACCTTGCTGCAGGAAAGTTCATTAAGGGCGTTTCTATTCGTGGTGAATGGCGTGGCAATCCAGAAACGGTTGTACACACTGACGGTCAAGAAGCAACTACTGCTGACGACCTTGCTATTCACGGCATTGACTTCACCAACAGCCCTGGCGTTGAAGGTGCAGAAATCCAATACGCTTCCCTTGCGGAATCACACAACAAACTAGCAATTTTTGAATCGGTTGAAACTGTAGAAGTT